AAGGTCCTGCTGGAATGAGTTTAAGAAGAGCGGTGATTGGTTTTTCAAAACCAGATGCACCCACAACTGCACCAACCTTTTTTGGTGAAGGTGGAGATGCTATAACTGCAATGTCACCAGCACCTTCAACATTAGGTGCTACTGGAAATCCAGGCGCAGTAGTAATTTATGAAAATATTTTAAGTTAACAGGAGTAATTGATGAGTTTTTTATTTTTTAATGTAAATGGTGTTTTAGAAACTTGTGTCAAAGAAAAAAATGACATGAACCTTATAAGGGGTGACGTAGCCCATTATGAAAGTCAGGGTTTGATTAAGGAAGTTTCAAGAGATGAATACAAATCTGTTGTATCAAGAGAGAAAGACGCAACTTTGCAAGAGGGTAATGTTGTTTTATCTGACCCTGAGTCTTTTGAAATTAGTTATACACAAGAAGACATGCAGAAGCACGTTGATAATCAATTAGAAACATTAGATGTTTTTTTAAAAAAACACGCTGTAAAATTAGCGAATGCAGAACATTCATCTTTGAATACAAGACTTAATGAATATAAAACTGCTTTAACAAACTTTGATGCCTCATCTTTAAATTATCCTGTAACAGTAAGATTTCATAGACATTGGTTTGATAACGAATCAGTGGAGCCTTTTTCTAATCGTTATTTACAATAGTATTATAATCGTGTAAAAGACAATATGTCTTTAAAAAACTTCATTAAAGTTTATCCAATTATTCAAGATCCTAAAATTATAAGTAAATGTATTAGATTTTTAAGTAAAAAATCTAAGGACAAGAAATATATTTCTGGATCCTTATGGAGCGGAAAAGGATCCTATGAAGATAAAGAGGTAAGGGATGTTGAAATATTACCTCTATCAAATTTTAGTCAGTCTTTAAGTGAGGTTCATTGGGCTAATTTTTTAGGACATTTTATACTAGAAGGTATGCGCAGATATGCTACAGAATTTCCTGATGTAAGATCAGCTACCATAATTGAAATTCAAGGTTTAAGATATGAGAAAGGAGGTCACTACAAATTTCATGTAGATGACGGACCTGGTATGAACAGAAAATATAGTTCTATCTTAATATTAAATAATGATTATGAGGGAGGAGAACTTTGTTTCAAGATTGATGGTAAAGAAGAAATTATAAAAAATATTCCTGGATCATTGATAATTTGGCCTAGTAATTTTATGTTTCCACACATGGTAAAACCAATAAAAAAAGGAGTGAGATATTCAATAGTGTCATGGATGAATTAAATAAAGGATATAAGGTAATTAAAAATTTTCTACAAAAAGATGAAATTGATCTTCTAACTCATTACACTAGAATGAGACATAGAAGTAATTTAAAGGACTTTGAGTTTGTACAAAGTGATCAAGGAGATACTATGTATTACGGAGATCCAGCTACAGATGCCTTAATGATTTCAAAACATAAACTTATGCAACAAGAAACTGGATTACAGTTGCTACCAACTTACTCTTTTTGGAGAATGTATTCATATTTAGCAGATTTAAAAAGACATACTGATAGACCATCTTGTGAAATAAGTGTTACAGTGAAAATAAATTCTTGTGGTGTTAAGTGGCCAATCTTTATAGGAGGAACAGAAATTGATCTTGAAAACGGAGATGGAGTTATATATAAAGGATGCGATGTTGAACATTGGCGTGATGAATTTCAAGGTGATTGGCATTCACAAACATTTTTACATTATGTAAATAAAAACGGTCCATATGCAGAGTGGGCTAAAGATAAACGACCATTATATGGAATAGAAAAATGAAGATAATACAAAAAGAAGATGGATCAGGAGAAATAATTTTTTCATGGAAAGAAGTTTGGATTTTAATAAAAAAAAGAAAATTAGTTTTAAGTGCTGAAGCATTGAAACATCTTTGTAACAATTTAGTTAAAATAGCAGTAGAATTTAATGCGGGTTTTCATAAAAAACTTCAAGAAAAAAGATCGCATGATAATAGTGTTAAGACTAAGGATGATTGAAACTAATAAGATTATTGAAAAACATTTACTTCGCAAAGCCTTCCTTTACGAGATAAAATTAGAAATTGATAGCGATTACTTCATTAATAAAATAGAAGAATACCTAAAAGAAACTAACTTGTATTATAAGACAAATGTTAAGGGAAAGATGACAGCATGGCAGGCTTTTAATAATGATGAAAATTTTAGAAAAGTTTTAGATCAAGCTATTAACCATATTTCAAAACATATACATTTTAATAAATCGGAACTTGAATCATGTTGGGGTTTAAAACTTGAAAAAGGTGATTATACTGCTAGACATAATCATGAAACTTCAGCTTTATCAGGTGTTTTATATTTAAATGATGTACAACAAGAATTAATTTTCCCTGACCTATCAATAAATGTAAAACCTAAAAAAGGAACTTTTATAATATTCACCCCATGGTTAGACCACATGACTGAAATTAATCACAGTGACGAAGCTAAATATGCAATTGCCTTTAATTTCAAAGAATTCAAAGATAAAACCTGGTCGTAGGATATTTATAATCTTCTTTCATGATGGTATACTAACGATATGCCTTTAGCAAAAGTAAACATAGCACCAGGATTTGACAAACAATCTACGCCATCAGACGCAGAAGGTCGTTGGGTAGATGGTGATAATGTAAGATTTAGATACGGAGAACCTGAAAAAATTGGTGGTTGGGAAGCTTTAGTTAATGATAAATTGGTTGGAGCTGCTAGAGGACAACATGTTTGGGCGGATACTGCAGGTAAAAGATACGCAGCAATAGGAACTGATAAGGTACTAATCATTTATTACGAAGGTGCTTTTTATGATATTACTCCTTTAGAGACAACTAATTTTTCTACTGGCGCTAACATAACAACGACCAACGGATCAGCAACAGTAACTATCACTACAAGTGCACCTCACAATTTAGAGGTTGGTGAAATAACAACTTTTGCAAATGCAGGATCTTTCACAGGGGCAAACACTGATTACACAGCTGCAGATTTTGACGATAAACTTTTTGAGGTACAAACGGTTCCGACAACTACAACATTTACAATAACGATGCCTTCAGCTGAATCTAAGTCTGGAGTAACAACTGATGGTACCTTAGACGTTAATCCTTATGCACCTGTTGGACCTTTAAATCAAACTTATGGGTACGGTTGGGGCACATTTAATTTTGGTGGAAGACCAGTCGCAGCTTCAACAACAACAATAAATAATGGGGGAGTAATGCTTGTTGGCGCAACGTCAGTTACCCTTACAAGCACAGCAAGTTTACCTTTAACAAACGGTAAACTAAGAATAGGTTCTGAAGACATGAGCTACACCACTAACACTACAGGAACAAACACAATTAGTGGAATTACTCGAGGTATCAACGGCACAACTGCAGCTGAACATGCTGATGGTTCAACTGTAACTGACATTACAGATTTCGTAGGTTGGGGCGATGCTTCAACATCAAGCACAGTTACTATCGAACCAGCAAACTGGTCATTAGATAATTACGGAAATATATTAATAGCCACAATACACAACGGAAAAACTTTTACTTGGAATCCAACTGCTTCTAATGCATTACAAACAAGAGCTACTATAGGAAGTGGTATGCCTACTAAATCAGTAATGACATTAGTTTCTGATAGAGACAGACATTTATTTCATCTTGGCACAGAAACAACTATTGGTTCATCATCAACACAAGACAAAATGTTTATAAGATTTTCTGACCAAGAAAGTTTATCCGATTATGAACCCACATCAACGAACACCGCAGGAACTTTTAGACTAGACGATGGCACAAGAATAGTTGGAGCTTTTAAAGGTAAAGATTATATTTTAGTTTTAACAGATACCGCTGCGTATGAAATGCAATTTGTTGGACCCCCTTTTACATTCTCAATTAGGAAAGTTGGGTCTAATAATGGTTTACTAGGCCAACACGCAGGAACATTTGCAAACGGTGCTGTTTTTTGGATGGGTAAGACTGGAGGCTTTTACATTTATGATGGTACTGTTAAATCACTTCCATGTTTAGTAGAAGATTTTGTATTTACCACAGATGGTAACAATCCTGGTATAAACTATAATTCAGGGCAATTAGTTTTTGGAGGTATTAATGAACTATACTCAGAAATTAATTGGTTTTACCCTTCTGCGAACTCTTCTGTTGTAGATAGAGTAGTGACTTATAATTTTGATGAAGGTGTTTGGACAACAGGGACCTTAGATAGAACAACTTGGGTAGGATCTACAGTCTATGAACAGCCTTATGCTACAGATTACAATGCTTCAGACGCACCAACTTTTCCAGTTGTTAGTGGAGTTTCAAATGGCGCTTCTATTTACTATGGACATGAAGTCGGAGTAAATCAAGCAAATGGAGATGGTACAACAACAGCCATACCTTCATTTATTAAATCAGGAGAATTTGATCTAAATGGTAATGCAGGTGTACCAGGAGACGGTGAGTTTTTAATGAGTATAAGAAGATTTTTACCAGACTTTAAACGTATTGAAGGTAATGCAAAAGTAACAATATTTTTAAATCAATTTCCACAAGGTACCTCAGCCGCTTCAAGCCCACTAGGTCCTTTTACAATTACTTCTAGTACATCTAAAGTAGATACAAGAGCTAGAGCAAGATTAGCTGCGGTACAAATAGAAAACGAAAACTTGAATGAGAGCTGGAGGTATGGCACATTTAGGTTTGATGTTAGACCTGACGGCAGAAGATAATGGAATTTAAAAAAAAATTTATAGATATAAAAAAAGATTTTGATTTTAACGAAATGACTAAATTAATAAATGAGAAACAATTTACAAGTAACTTTGCGTCTTCTAAACCAGTGCAAAAAGATTATGTATTAGATGATTCTTTTAAAATAAACCAAGTGCAAAATGAAAAAGATTTTAGGGAAATTTTTTTCTATTTAAATAGTTTATATAATAAAAATAATCACGCTTCTAATTTATGTATTTTTTTCTCTTTAATGAGTGGATCAAATGGGTCAAAGCATAGTGATAGGGAGGATGTTGCATTAATAGGATTATATGGTAAAACCTTATACATCATTAACGATAATCATTATATATTAGAAAAAGGTGATTTATTATTTATAGATAAAGGCATAGAACATAAAGCTGTAAGTTTAGAACCAAGAATAGTTTTATCTTATGGTGTTTTTCCAAATGGAGACTGTTAATGGCAAAGATAACTATACAGATTCCTGAACCGAAAGCTGAATATTCACAAGAGGATCAAAGACAAATACTTCAAGCATTTAGAACTCTTCAGTCTCAGTTGAACTTCTCATATGAGAATGATATAAAAAACAAACAAGATGCATTTACTTATTTTTTATCATGACAATACAATATAAAAGCACAACCTATAATCTTACAACAACTAACTTAACAACTGTGTTGACTATATCAACTTCAGCTACAGCAATATGTAAATTGGTTCAAGGATCTCATGCTACTGCTAGTAATGTGGACGTTGATCTTTTTTTAAAAAAATCTGGTGGATCAGATGTTGAGATAGGTCATGCACAATTAAACAAGTCATCTGAAAATTTAATAAAAGATACTCTTAGTTTAGAAGCTGGTGATATATTAAAAATTCAAGCAAGTGTTGCAAATGAAATTACTGGTGTTGTAAGTTATGCTCAATTAGACAGATCGCAAGAAAATGGCTAAAAAGAAAGCACTCTTTGGAGTTAGCAATTACCATAAAAGAACACCTAGAAAAAGACCTGGAAGAATAAGAAAGAAATGTGGACCAGGGAAAAAACATCCTAAGAAATATCGTGGACAGGGTCGCTAGAATAGTATAGATAAATCGTATGACAGTTTATCAAAAAATTAAATGCGAAACTAAAACTATCTATAGAAGTATTAAAACTGGTGAGAGATACGAAACGGAAGAGGCTTTTCTTAAACAACACCCTAAAGAAGATCTAGCCACTGATGTTGAGGTGCAGGTTCCTGATCTTCCTTTATTTAGTAAGACACAAAAATGAAACCTTTAGGTGGAACAGAATTACAACATAATTTTTTAGATCAACATGTATCTAAAGACTTGCTTGATAAGTTTCAAATATGCACATCTGTGCCAGGGAAAGTGCCTCTATCTAAAGAAAAAATAAATATACTATGGCAGAAAATGGCCACTGACCAACCACACTTTCAAAGTTTTTTTAAAGACCCTGAACAAATAAAACAATATGACTACTATGTTTTTAACAGTCATTGGAATTATGAACAATGGAGAAAGACTTTTAACCTTCCTTATGAAAAATGCACAGTAATTAAAAATGGTATTACCAATATAAAACAAAGAGATCCCAAACCAAAGAGAGAAAAAATTAGATTGATATATCATCCTACTCCTTGGAGAGGGTTATCTGTTTTATTAGGAGCTATGCAACTAGTTAAAAACCCTAATATACAATTAGATGTATACAGTAGCACTCAAGTTTATGGGGATGATTTTAAAAGACAAAACGATCATCTTTACGAACCTTTGTATGATCAAGCTAGAGCATTGCCTAATGTTAATTATATTGGATATAAACCTAATGAATATATATTAGACAACCTTCATACTTATGATGCTTTTGTATATCCTAATATATGGGAAGAAACTTTTTGTATATCCGCACTTGAAGCATTAGCTTGTGGACTTTATGTTGCAACAACGGACAACGGAGCTTTGTACGAAACTTGCTCAGAGTTTCCTATTTATATACCTTATGATAAAAATTGGGAAAATTTAGCTAGACAATTTGCTGCTGTTATAGATGGCATAGGAAACCAAATAAATACAGAGGGTTGTAAAAATCATTTAAGATATCAACAAAACTTTTTTAATCATTTCTATAATTGGAAAGTCATAGCAGGTCATTGGACTGGTTTTTTACAAGGAGCATTACAAAATGTTAAAAGCACTTAAAAAAAGGTACGAAGCTCAAATAGCAGAAGCATCTACAACGATAGAAATATATTTAAAAAATTCTGTGGGTATAGGGGAACACCCACAACATTTAGACGAAATTGATAAATTACTACAAAAGATAGTGGATGCAGAAGAAAAAATCAAATTAATAGACAGGTGGATAGATTAGTGCAACCTAAATATTGGACACAAGAAGCTAATATTTTAGGTAACAAAGTAGCCCATTTGCAGTTACCTAAATCTATCGTTGAAGAATTAGATTTGTGGAAGACAGAATGTGACAAAATAAAAAATCATCCATTAGGTTATTTAAAGTCTCATGAAAATGTTGGAACAAAAAGTAATAGCTTTCAAGTTTCAGTCCCAACAGATTTAATAGAAAAATCATATTGGTTACCTTATACTTTAAGATCATGTGCACAATTATTTGGCAAAGATCATAGAAATTTTTACCTAAGAAAATGGGAAGGACATTTCGATGGTTTAGATATTTGGATTAACTATGCATATAAAGGTAACTTTAACCCTAGTCATACACATGCTGGTTCAATTTCTGGTGTCATATATTATTCTAATGTAGATGACCCAACTATTTTTAATAAAGGTGAGATAAAATTTAAAGGTAAAAAAGGTGATATGGTTGTTTTCAGTTCTGATTTAGAACATCAAGTATGCGAGCAAACACAAGATTATGAAAGAGTGACATTTGCTTTTAATTTACAATTTTGGGATAGGAGTAAAGATGCAAGACCATAGTAAGCCAATTTGGTTTAATAAACAGGAAGAGAAACCAATAAAAACACAAGAATTAAAACCTAAAAAATTTTCTATTTTTGTAGCAACCCCTTGTCATAGTGAAGTCTCTATTCATTACTTTCAAGCTTGTTTAGATTTTCAAAAACAATGCATGAAAAACAATGTTTTGGTTTCTTTTCAAATCATGAAATCATCACTAGTAACACAGGGTAGAAACTTGTGTGTTTCTAGTTTTATGGAAAGTGGTCACACACATTTACTATTTATTGACTCTGATATTGATTTTCAAGCAGCCTCAATATTCAAAATGATTGCAGCAGATAAAGAAGTAATATCTGTACCTTATCCATTAAAAGATTTAAATTGGGATAAAGCATGGCAGAGAATACAATCTAAAGAAATTAAAAGCGCAAAAGATTTAAGGTTTAAAGGACTATATAGATATCCTATGAAAGTAAAAGACGAAGATAATATAAGAGTTAATGATGGTGTTATTGAAGTAACTCATTCACCTACTGGATGTATGTTAATTAAAAAAGAAACAATTGAAAAAATGATAAAAGAATATCCTGAAATGGAGATAGTTCAAAAGACTGTCATTAATGGTGAGATGATAAACAGGCCTTATTTTTATAATTTTTTTGATACATGGTTTGATCCAGTTAATAAGACTTACATGGGTGAAGATTTTGCATTCTGTAAAAGATGGAAAGATATAGGCGGTAAATGCTATGCTTTAGTTACCGACAGAATCTCACATGTTGGTGAACATCAGTATAGAGGGTGTTTTGCTGATGAGTTGATAAAGACTAAGTAAAATGGTAATATTACAGGATACGATTGAGTATTATTATGGATCCATTTACAATAGCATTAGCCACATTTGGCGTTCAAAAACTTCGAGGTAAATCAACGAATAGAGCGTTGAGAGATGCCGCATTATTTGCTACAGGGAGTCAATTAGCAGGTATGTCTGGTATTGGTCCGTTTAAAGCTTTTGGATCAATGGGAAATACTTTAGGACCAGGTGGTTTTGCTACACAATTTGGAAATACTTCAGCTATGAGAGGTATAGGTGCTTTATTTGGTAAAGGATCTGCTGCACAACAAATTCCAACTGGTATGGAAGGTTCACCTGAACTTGCAGGTCAAGTAGGGAATGCTGCACCAAGCGGAAACTTTTTTTCAAACTTATCCACGCCAGCTAGACTTGGTTTAGGAACGGCTGCAGTAACATTACTTGGTGGCATGGGTGGAGAAGATGAAGGACCACAATCTTATTTATTACCTACACCAAACAAAGCTTACACAAAATTTGCTAAATCAGGAGCACCAGGAACACCAACTGGTTTTATGACAAGAGACTACACAACAGGAGTTGATACAGCATTAGAAGACCCAGCAACTTATAAAACGGTAGAAGAAATTTTAGGTGATGAACCTACACAAGGATTTAAATCAGTAGAATTTAATTCTGGTGGAATTGTAAACATAGCGAAATTTAACGAAGGGGGACAAGCGCTTCCTTCTAAGTTTTCTCACGATGAGAATGATATGAATAATTATACTCGTGCTGGAGGTTTTGTAAAAGACGGAGCAGGTATGGGTGATGAGAATGAAGACACAATGTTAGCACAATTAGCTGATGGTGAATTTGTTTCAAGAGCGGCAGCAGTTAGAGGAGCAGGTATAGTAGCTGGTGCAAATATAAATAATAAAGAAGAACAAAGAAAAGTAGGAGCTGAGTTCTTTTATGAGCAACAAAAAAGATTTAAAAGAATTTACGATTTAATTGATGCTAGCAGCAAAAACAATTAAAAAAGAAGTAGGGGTTTTATTTATAGAACCTAAAAGAATTGAAGAATAC